CTTGCCAGGGTTCTTTAATTGAAATTTTCCTGATGCGTAATTACGTGCCATGTCATGCCAATATGCTTCTCTGCACGAAGTATCCTGTTCGTGGTTGATTCTTCACACCAAGCAGGCTGGTATTGACCCGATTGAGATTTAAGAAAGCTGCCAAGAACACATTCAGTTCTCCTGATGGCATTTCTTGAAATTTCTTTATCAATGCCATTGGATCAGTTTTTTGGCTCAGTGCAGTGTATATCACCGATGCTGCCATCAATGCGGCGCTTTCTTTAGCGCCAGTCACTGTTTCAAAAAATGTCAGCACCGTGTCATTGGTGTTGGTTGCCAGAGCTGGCAAATTGGCATAGATATTGTTAAAGTATACGTCAGCTGGCTCTGGTACTCTGGTTACAGGAATATTAGCTGGTGTGTTCATTTGTTACCTACTACGTTAGTGTCGTTGATCGTGGTCAGTGTGCTGCCAACTGCGCCTGATGAATTAGATGTTGTTGTGTTAGCTGTGGTGTTTGCCGCTGGTACCACATAAGGATTGTTATAGGAACCAGTTCCGCCTACTCCATAATCTACAGGCGGAAAAGACGCGACAGGAGTTGTCGGGATAGTGTTCGTTGGTTGAGACACTGTGGATCCATTGGATGACGCTTGTGTATTCTGTGACGGAGTGGTATCAACTAAATTGCTTTGGCCAGTGGGCGTAGACGAGCCAGCTGGCTTGTTAGAGGTACTGCTCGGTCCTTGCTGATTGTTTGACGCTTGTGACTGTTGGTATGCGGCCGCGAGTGCCACAGCAGATATCCCAGCTGGCACGGATATACCAGAGAATGGATTGCTTGCATCCTGTACCATGTTGGTGATAGCCTGTAGTGCTTCGGTCTTTGCTAGGTCACCTATATCAACGTTTTTGAAGTTTTCGTTTGCTCGAGTCGCTGCCAATGCCGCTGCCAAGAAATTACCATCTGCTAGATTTTGTCCTATCTCGCCTAGTGCTGACACAAAGCCGCCTGGTCCAAACAAACTGCGTGTACCACCACCAAGTGCAGTGAGTGGACTGGAACTACGATCGTATCTAGCAAACATTTCACCTAGTGTGTTCTCGGTCACATAACCTTTTTTGTAGTGTACAGTTTCATACTGTAGTGTCATGGTGTTTTCCAGTGTGGATCCACCTTCGCTCATGTTGTGTTCGCCATGCTGGAAACTGCTGATTATGGGATTTATCAATTGATACTCAGCATAGGTCTTTTGGCTCATGCTGAATATGCTGATGCTCTTGATGTAGTTGTAGTTGGACGGAGCATTGTAAACACCAGGTGCAAGACGATCGGGCTTGACATTATAGCCCCAGCCATCTCGCTGTCGACTTTGATACTTGTGAGGAGATCTATACACTTCTTCAGCATAGTCTGTATCTCTATAGTAGTAACTCAGATAGTCATACCAAAATGCTCTTACCAATCCTGCGCTGTCATCGTGGAACTTGAGCGTGATTGGTTCGTATTTCAATTTGCCTTGTACTATGTTAGGACGATTGTAGGCATTGTGTGTTTTGGTTTCAAATGTGTATTTTGGAAGATTGGCGGACTTAGCAGTCGCACCTATCAATACCACATCGCTGGTCTGTGTTTGGCTGTAAGTTGAACCTTGGTCAGATATCAGTATCTTAACAAAGAACAAGAATCCATACTTAGGAGCCAAGCGATAGCTGTCACTGACAAATATCTTGCTGGCATGTTGCCAGTCATGTATGCTGTCGCCCGTTGCTAGTTGTTTTAAGAAACTGTCTACAAATGCCATTATTGGTGGTCCTTTGTAATATTTATGACCAAAAAAAAGCCCGACGTAAAGCCGGGCTTGAGTGGTTTTTGTCTTCTGGATCAACCAGTTACAGTAGTACCCAATGCTCTTCCTACCAGTGTTCCAACGCCTGTTCCTTGCGGAGTCTGTAGCGCATTGTCAAACTTGAGTGTCAATTGAATCTTGACTGGGTCGTTGCTGGTGTAGTTTACTTCACCATAGTTTACTTGGCTTAACAAGCAACCGTAAATTTGCCATGTTTCAAGTACGTTAGGTGTGTTTACACCGTTACCACCGTCTAGCATTTCGCAAACAGTGATGAATTTATAGTCTATGCCTGATGCGGCTGAACTTTGTTCCATGAAGTCAAACTGCTTCTGGATCTGTTCGCCAACCAGCTTGCTGACGTTGCCAGAAGCATCATCACGCAGGTTAATTGTAATGTCTTGCCAAGTTGGTTTACCAATCAATTTTACACGGCTGTTATAGGCATCAACTGTGATTTCGTCAAATTGTACCTGAGGACGAGTGAAGTCCATAACTTGCTTTGTAAGTTCTGTGACTGGCTGACTGACGCCAAAGTTCTGGAATGTGATCCTGAAGCGATAGCTCAGTTTTGGCATCAACAGACCCTGGTTCGACGCACTCTGGTCGGTAGCCAGTGGAACTGTGAATTTTGTTAATGATGCGACGGCCATTTGTTGTATCTCCTTACTCTTATTTAGCTATTTTAGAGCCAGTTATGGAAGGCACTGGGCCTTCCATAATCTTAGCTTATTATTTTCCTAGTGTTGCTATAGTACCTGGGTTCAACAAACGCACTGGAATGTAGATAAACTCAACATCCTTCATTGGTTCAATCGCGATATCAACATAAAGCTGATTGGCTGCGATACGATCTGGTGTGTTGTTGCTGGTATCGCAAACAACCAAGTAGTCGTATATGCCACGCTTGGCCACCAAGTCGTTCATGGCTCCTTCAATAGCTGCCTTGAGACTGTCACGAGTGTTCTTATCGTTAGGTTCAAACAAGTAACCATTGCCGATGCGTCCTAGTATAGTACGGATGTAGTTTACTAGGCGAGCAACGTTCACACGGTTTGAGCTTTCGCTGATAGGATCACGTGTTTTGTTACCAAACACTGTCAAACCTTGTCCTGGCAGGTTGGTGATTGGGTTGATGCGTAGATCGTACAGTGTGTCACGCAATGCTTGTGTCACACCAGTTTGTACGAAGACACCAGTTGTGTAATCAACATAACCAATCTGTGACGCATTGTCAACTAGACCACGACGAGCACCAGCTGGTGCGAACCACTGATAGCTCAGGTTGTCACTGTGTATGAATGTGCGCAGTGCCATGTGGCTTGGCGGTACTGCAACCAAGTTGCCACCTGATGGTTCTGTAGCTAGCCCCGATGGGTAGTAAACACCAACCATCTTGCTACCAGTTGTTTCAACGTTGTTGCTCCACTCGGTGATGTTGATAGTAGATGTGCTTAGATTCAATGGTGTGTCACCAATGATAAATGCTGTTTGGTTACGATCATCATTCAGTGTGACTAGATCGCCGATCAGCTCAGGATATCCTGGGCAAGCAATCAAGTTAAACTGATATTGATCTTCACGCACGGTTGTGCTTGACTCAATCGCAGCCTTCAATGCTTTGACAACCATCTGACGCTGTGCATAGTGTCCCATGTATGGAATACCATTGCTGTTTGTTCCGCTTGCACTTACCCATGTTGATGAGTATGTTGGTATGACTCCAACTGTGTGCAGGCTTGGATTTACTGTTGCATCTGGGTATGCTGTGGCTGTAAACGCATCGCTCAGATACTGCTTGACGTTGAAACCGTTACGACGTGTGTTCCACAGTATTGTACCACGTGGATACAAACGATAGTCTGGGCAGTCTAGGTCAACATAGTTGCTGAGCAACATGTCGCTGATTGCTGGAATATCGCCGGTGATCGGATCAACGATACCGCCAATGTGTTCGCCGCTTGCATATGAAGCGTCCCAACGTGCGTCTGCGAACAGTACGCCATTTTGTGTGATACGATCGGTCTTGTCAATCAGCGTCCACTTGCCGCTGGTTGAGCTGTAACGATAGATCTTAGGGAAGTTTTCCAAGTCGCCTGTATCAACCCAAAGATCACCACTCACCACCGCGTTGCCATTGCTTTGCAGTGTAGGCTGTGATGGGCTGAAGATAGGACCACTTGGGTCTGTCAGTGTAAGGTCGAATCCGCGAGCATCGCTTGATACTGTGCGGTAGCCTTTCCAGCCATTCTGTCCGCAGATCATCACGTCTGCTTCATAGGCATTGGCATAGTACCATAGTGTACCATCATCTGGTGCAACATATGGTTGGTCACTGCTGAATGTTAGGTCGGTGATTGGCCCCCAGTTGCTAGCACGTAGACTACCATAAAAATCACCTGATGTTTCGTAGTACACACGATTGACGCTGGTGTTGATACCTGCTGTGCCGATTGGGTTATCAGCGCCAGCACTTGTATCAGTGAACACAATGTCCCCACCTGCGCGGTGTGTGAAGCTGATGGCACCATTGCTTTCAACTTGAGCAAACACATTTGGAATGTTCTTGCCAAGTACCAGTGCCACAAACCCTGCGGCTGTTGTGCTGTTAATCGTGAATGAATATGTGGTTAGTGTGTCCGAACCGGCTTGTGATACGCTGAGTTCAAAAGTATTACCAATAGTGAATGTAGTTGCTGGTGCGCTAGATGCTGTGACTTTAGTCACACCACTTGTGGTGCGCTCAAACACGCGGAATGTAGCTGGATAGCCATTCTTGGTGCCATACTGCACAAACACAGATCCACTTGCTACACCTAGTCCACCATTGAGATAGTCTAGAGCGTATGTTGCGGCTTCACGTGAAGGATACAATGGAGCGGATACAGAAACAAAAGCAGCCTTGGTGCTGTTGTATGTCTTGACAGACCATTTTGCGCCGCCACCAACTGATGAAGTCTTGATCCAGATAGAACCTGATGGTGCAGGAGTCGAGTCACCGCTACCAAATGTAGGAACGTCTGTGTATGGGCCAAATGCCAGCATTGGAGCATAGTAAGTTCCTGCTGTTAGACCCAGCGCACTTGCGCCAGTACCAGCAGAAATAAGAACTTTACCATCAGCTGTTGAACCATCGCTCATTGCTTGTGATGTTGCACGAAGTACCAAGCGACCGTTGATCAAGTCAGCTTTAACACCATTGGTGTATCCACCAATCGCAGTGTTGATGCTGGTGACAACATCGCTAGATGTGCAGGTTATGCCATCTGTTGCATTCAGTGTGATCGCAACGTTGTTAATTGTTATTGTTGTGCCATCAGGAACTTCGTTACCAGCATAGGTAGCAAATGTACTAAGCACTGTTGGGTGTGTTTTAGCCCAGTCATCTGTACCAAGTGCTGTCCATGGATTAGCAAAATCATTTGGGAACAGTGTGTCTGTTGCGTTGGCACGATAGAACAATGGGTTATCTGCATTAACAGTGACCACTGCGTAGCTGTCTACTTGACCAACTGATGTGAGAGGTGTGTTAACTGAATCGGAGTTGACCTGTGTGGAGTCAGAAATGACTGTTGGTGTCTTTTCAGTATATGTCTGTG